CTAAACAAATACTTAGATGGAATAAAGTAAATGGAGTTCCTAACGAAGGTTTAATAAAGAGAAGAAAAAGTGAATCTTTATTATTTGAATGTAAAGATTGGACATTAGTGTAATTATGACATTAAGAAAATTTCAATTTCAACCCGGAATAAATAAAGAAGGAAGTGATTATAGTAATGAAGGTGGTTGGTTTGATGCAGATAAAATTAGATTTAGAAAAGGTAGACCAGAAAAAATAGGTGGTTGGTCTAAATATTCAAATCAAAGTTTTATAGGAACTTGTAGAAAAATTTATGTGTATAGAAGTGCAGAACAAACAGACTATTCAGTATTAGGAACACATCAAAAACTTTATATTTTAGAAGGTGATGATTTTAATGATGTAACACCTATAAGAGCAACAACAACTAATGGTATAGTTTTTGCTGCTACTAATGGAAGTACAACTATAACAGCTACAGATGATGCACATGGAGCTGTTGCAGGAGATTTTGTAACAATATCAGGAGCTGTAAGTTTAGGTGGAAATATTACTGCTAGTGTATTAAATACAGAGCATCAAATTACATCAATAACAACAGATACATTTACATTTGAAGCATCAGCTACAGCTAATGGTAGTGATACAGGTAATGGTGGTGCAGGTGCAGATGCAGTTTATCAAATAAATACAGGTCTTGATGTTTATGTTCGTTCAACAGGTTGGGGTGTAGGAACTTGGGGTTCAAGCTCTTGGGGAGCAGCAGCAGGTATAGATTCAACTAATCAGTTAAGACTTTGGTCTATAGATAATTTTGGTGATGATACAATAGCTGCTATTAGACTAGGTGGAATTTATTATTGGGATGAATCTTCAGGAGCTACTACAAGAGCAGTAAATGCTACAAGCTTAACTGATGCAAGTAATGTTCCAACTAAAGTTTTACAAATAATGATGTCAGATATTGATAGGCATGTTATAGCTTTTGGTTGTAATGCTATAGGTTCTAGCACATTAAATCCTTTATTAGTTAGATTTTCAGATGCTGAAAGTCTTATAGACTGGACACCTTCTTCAACAAACTCAGCAGGTGGTGTTCAATTATCTTTAGGTTCTACTATTATTGGAGCTTTAAGAACAAGACAAGAAATACTTATATGGACTGATGCAGGTATAGTATCTATGCGTTTTGTTGGTCAACCATTTATATTTAGTTTTAATGAAGTAGCAACAGGAATGTCAATCATATCTCCTAATGCTGCTATTAATGCAAATGGACAAGTATTCTTTATGGATAGAGGTTCTTTTTATACTTATTCAGGAAGTGCTCAAAGATTGCCATGTACAGTATTAGATTATATATTTAGTGATATTAATACATCACAACTATTTAAAATATTTGGAACAAGTAATCCTGAACATAATGAAGTAATGTGGTTTTATCCATCTAAAGATAGTACAGAAATAAATAGATATGTTATATATAATTATTTAGAAAAAACATGGTCTATAGGAACAACAACAGATAACTTTACTAGAACAGCATGGAACGATGCACCAACAAGAGTTTTTCCTGTAGCAGCAAGTAAAGATGATGATACTAATATAAATTATTTATATAATCACGAAGTAGGTCATAGTTCTGATGGTGAAAACTTTACTGCATATATTGAATCAAGTGATTTTGATTTAGACCCTGATGGTGAAAAATATATGTTTGTTTCTAAAATAATACCTGACTTAACTTTTAGAGACCAACAGAGTACATCAGATGATGTAACATTTACAATAAAAGGTAGAAACTATCCATTAGAAGATTTATCTACTTTATCTACTGTATCAGTTACACCAGCTTCAACATTTACAAATACAAGAGCTAGAAGTAGACAATGTGCTATTAGAGTATCTAATTCATCAAATGATTATGGATGGAGATTAGGTGATTTAAGACTAGACATTAAACCAGATGGGAAAAGATAATGGCAGAAAAAACAACAATACCTTTACCACTACCAACTTTAGATTATCAACAACAAGACCAATTTATTTTAAGAAGAACTATTGAACAAGGAATACAAGACATACATCAAGAAATAGGTGCATCAAAAAAAATGCAAGATACTATTAGCACTAAATCTATTAGAAGACATCAATTTTTATTAATGGGAGTTACAAGTGGCTGATAGTTTAAAAGTATTAGGACAGTTAGACCCAGCAGCTACAACGACTACAGTTCTTTACACAGTACCTGATAAAACACAAACAACAGTAAGTTCTGTTGTTGCAGCAAATAGAACAGGTTCTGCAATAACATTTAGATTAAGTGTTCATGTAGCTGGTGCAGGTGCAGATGATAAACAATATTTGTATTACGATAAATCAGTAGCAGCAAACGATTCATTAACTATAGTAATTGGTATAACATTAAATCAAACAGATGTTATTAAAGTATATACAAGTGCAGTAGATATGAGTTTTAATATATTTGGTTGCGAAACAACCGAGGAAAGATAGATGGATATAAAACAACAAACTAATAATGTAGCATCACAAGGTCGTTATGGCGATACCATGCTTATGCATGTTAATCCAGCAGAAGTACAAGGGTTAGCATCTATTATGCCTTTAACACAAAATCCACAGACAGGTCAGCCAGAAGCTTTTTTACCTTTTTTAGCACCACTATTAGGTAGTATGGCAGGTACTGCTTTATTTACTGGTTTATCTGCACCAGTTGCAGGAGCAATAGGTTCTGGTATAGCTACTGCTATACAATCAGGAGATTTAAAACAAGGCATTATGTCAGGTATAACAGGATTTGGTTTAGGTAAAGCTCTTGGTGCTGCTGGTTTTGGAGCAGAAGGTAGAGCTGCTGAAGCATTAACAAAAGCAGGAGAAACAGGTGCTGCTGCTAATTTAGTTACAGGAGAAGGTGTTAAACAAGCATTAGCTGCTGAAGCTGCTGTAGCTCCTGCACAAGCTGCTGCTGAAGCTGCTGCAACACAAACATTTGGCGAAGGAGCTTCAACATTTGCATCGCAACTAGCAAAACCTAGTTCTTATTTACCAATAGCTATGGGTGAAGGTCAAAAAGGTGTAATGGAAGCACAAGAAAATTTTGAAAGACAAATGGCACAAATGGAATTAGATAGAAAAAAAGCTAGAGAAAAAATGTATGCAGATAACCCTGAAAATATACCTATGAGTTCAAGATACTATGGAGCATCAGGTGGAATAATGTCTTTAGCTGAAGGTGGTCCGATTGGTGGTGTTAGAATAATGGATGAAGTTCCAGAAATACCTCCTCGTCAATTACCTCCTCGTGAACTAAGAAATGTAATACCAGATAATAGTTTTGAATCAGCTATGGCAGGATTACAAGATTATAAATACAAACCTAGAGAATCTAAAGAACCTGTTAGACAAGCTTATGAAAAAATGCAAGTTAATGAGCTTACAGGTGAAGAAGTGCCAACAGGACAATTTGTTCCAGCAAGTAATTATAGAGCTGGTATAGACCCTGAATTTAATTATTTTCCAAGGTCTAATACACCTGCTACATATTTAGGTGATTATCTTGGACAAATGGGAACAGATGCTTTTGCAGGTGGAACTTTTGCAAATCCTTTATTTACTCAATTTGGTGTAATATCAGGGGGCACACCAATAGATGAAAGAATTAATAGGTTTAATTTTAATGATGCGTTTAGAAATTTTGATTATGATAGATTTATAAATCCTATTAATTTTCCTATGGGAGT